TTCGCGCCGATGTGGAAGTCGGTGACGGAGTTCAGCGCGATGCAGGGATTGCTGCCTACCGCGCCCATGTTGATCTGATTTGCCGAGATGTTGACCTCGGACAGGAAGCCCGTCGCGTCAGTTGCGACCGCGATGCCGCCGACGCTGAATTCGTTGCCGGTGATGCACACGTTGACGAACGCCGTCCCGCCCGTCTGCTGGGCCAGGACAATGTCCTGTTGCGCCATGTTCTCGAACGAGTTGTTCGCGATGATGAGAACCGACGTAGAGCCCTCCAAGGCCAGCGTGTAGCCTCGCGCGCCACCCAAGAACTTGTTTCCGACGATCTTCAGCCCGCCGCTTGACTTCTGCCAGATGCCAGAGCCTGTCGTGAAGGGGTTGTTGAACACGCAGTCAGACACCACGCTGTCGCCAGAGTCCGGTGAATTGGTGTTCGCGACCTGGATGCCGGCGACCGAGTAGGACAGGAAGTTGCAGCCGATCACCTTCCACAAGCTGGCCGCCACGAAGTCGAGTCCGATCGGGCAGCTGAGCGTATGCATGTTGCGGAAATCCGCATAGCTCGTCTCGCCAGAGGACGGTAACACCTGGATGCCGGCGCCCGTGGTCTTGCTCGGATTCGCTTCCAGCGTGAAGCCGTGGAAGACCGGGATGTTGCTGTACGTGCCGAGGGATCCGGTGAACTTGATGAGGTTCGCGGTCGTCGTGTCAGCGCTGTAGAGCGTGGTCAAAAGCGGCCCAGCGCCGACAATGCCCCCAGAGGGTATCGTGATCGTGGGGCTGAATTTGTAGCGACCGGGCGGGTAGTAGATCAGTGCGCCAGTCGCATGCGCCGCTGCCATTGCTGCCGTGTCGTCGGTGACGCCATCGCCCTTCGCGCCGCCCGCGAACCGCGTGTCTGTGACGTTCAGCAGCCAGCCCTTTGTCAGCGCGTAGCCGGTAGTCCCAGGCAGATAGCTGTTTGAACTGGAGTAGCCGATCTGCCCGGCCCCCTTGCCTGCATCCGACGTGCTGGACAGATCGGCCGCGATGACGCCCTGATAGACGCGCCACTTCGATGCGCTGTCCGTCGCGAACGAGGCCGCGGAGGTGTGCGCCACAACACAGATGTACCAAGTCCCCGAATTGAGCGCGATGTCGGTGACGGCGTAGGCCGTGCTCGACGCCCAGGATCCACGGTTGTTGTACCCGCTGATCCTGGCAATCGCGCCGGTCAGCGTCAGTCGTGGGATGCCGAGTCGATCGGTGTAGGTCTGCGAACTGCTGTTGACGGCTTCGTCAAGTCGCTCAGCGTTATAGAGTAGGTCAGCGGCGGCCGTGCTCGGGACGGGCGCGGTCGTCGGAGTCACCATCAGTCAGCCTCGTAGATGCGGTCATCGTATGCAGTCAATGCTACGGACGCAGTACCATCAGATCCTGGCCGGACATCGGCGATCAGGTACAACCCTGCAGAGTCAAGCTCTGCCGCGGTCAGGCCAGCGGCAAATGCGTACCGGCTGCCGCACTGCCTGGACACATCAGCCACGAACAGCCCGACCGGCATGTCCGACAGCGTGATTGACCCGCCATCATTCGGCGTGCACACGACCGGCGCTGCAAGCCGCTGACCGAATTCGCCCGTGAACACAATCCGCCCAGACGAGTGACCGCCGAAGTCGAGCGGCTCGCTTGTGCGGATCGTCAGCCCGGAGATGGACAGCACCTCGCCGGCCTGCAGTTCCCCTCCAAAATCCGCGGGGTCCACCCAACGCACCAGCGCGCCAGGTCCGTGCGCCCACACGTCCGCGAGCGCGGTATCGCTGACCGTGGTCCGCTGATAGAGAAGACGCCGCGCCTCGAAATGCGCACGATTGGAGGCCTGGGCCTGCGTCGCGCATCCGGCGATGCGGATCTTGCGCATGTTCGTCCCAGTGCCTTCAAGCGGCGTTCCACTGGCAATCACGAGTCTGACGTAGGCCTTCTTCGATTGCCCGACTTCATCCACGTACTCGACTTCCACGCCGTCATACGATGCCGGGAGGTGTGCCGAGTAGCTCATTGACGACTCGCCGCGCGCCCCGAGGTTCCGGTAATCCAACTGCATGACCGGGTAGTCCTGCGGCTGGTTGCGCCGCACGGACCACTGGGCGCCGTCGCGCCACACGATGCAGCGCGCGTGATCGGCGATCATTTGCATGCGCTCGCCCAGGCTCATGTTTGCATCATCGAGCGAGCCGTCGAATCGCAGCAGAGCATTGTCCTCGCCGTGCTCTGCGTTGATCGCCGCGATGCTGTCCGCGTCAATCCCGGAGATGTCATTGCGCGCCAGCGTCCAGACGTGCGCGAGCGCCCTGCCGAAGTTCCTCGATGTCGAGATGTCGTCGCTCAACAACTGGCGCACTTTGCGCAACCAACGGAGGTTGAACTTCCGATCGCTGAAGCCAACTGCCGCGAGCGTGGCCTTTGTGGTCACGCGCATCACGGTGACGCCGGGAAGCGTCTTCGTCGGGTAGTAGCGGACGGCGTAGACCTCTTCCAGCTTGGCCACGTCGGCGCCGTTGCTGTCCACCTGATTCGTCCTGCGCTGGAACTGGATCCTGTACCGGCCAAGGCCTCCGGTCGGCGTTACCTTGTTCGTGTAGAACCGCTGATCGTAGGTGGATGCCGTGTAGATGTTGTCCTGCGTCTGGCGCGTCCCGCTGATCTCGACGCCTGCGCCATCGACCCGCCACCACTCGGCTCGAATCGTCACGGAGCCCTGCAAGCCGCGGAGAAATATGGTGTTCCACCACAGCCGATCGGCATCGCGCGGCATGGTGAACGGGCCGACAGTTTCATAGATGGCGGTCGTCGGCGTGAATTGAAACGTGGCCGATGAGCTCGACGCATTGGCCGCCCAGGCTGAGCAGCTCAAGACAAATGTCGTCTGCCCGCCGGAGACACTGAACGACACAATCGAGCATGTCTCGGAGAACTCCGTCACAGGCTCGGCGCCATAGAGAAAGATGATTGCAACACTCCCACCCGTGGCGTGAATGGCCTTCAGGACAGCGATGTCAGTGCCATCCGCGACCGTGATCGTGAATGTCGTCGCGCCAGCAGTCGCCGCGAAAGCCCCAGACTTCGACACAGGCAAATTGCTGTAGGCGTATGGGATTTCCTGACCGTTGGTTTCGTCACTCGCGAATGCCTCATAGACATCGCTCATGGTCACTGAGCCGAATTCTGTGTACGTGCTGCCCACTGGCGCCACAGGCTCGAATACCTCATAAGCGCTGCCGTCGATGTCGCCGATCGGCGTTTCCGCATATCGAACGTCCGAGATCACGCCGGATCCGCGCGACAGGCAGAGCCACTCGGTCACGTACTTGATCTGGTCGATGTACTCAGACGTGCTGGGCTGTATCAGGTCCGGCCAGATGCGGCGGTAGCCATAGACGTCGGGGATCGCTTGGTATGTGCGAGCGACGTTGACTTGACCGGTCAACCGGTTGTTCGGCGACTCGCTGCCGCTGGCCTCACTGCCGCCGAAATGAGGGCGGTTTGTCAGTGCGTACAAGGACAGCGCTGCCGACGTGACGGCAATCCAGTTTTCCGCCAGGAAGGCGAAAACCGCCTCCCACCCTGCAGGCCTGAGGGTCACGATCACCACATCATCGCGCGCCGGAGTCCGATCGAGACGCGCATCCGTCAGCGGGTCAACGACCTGGCCATTGATGCGCAGTTCTGCATCTCCACCGCCGGCAAGATGGCGCTCGATGTTTTCCTGCAGAGTTACGCTGCAATCGAACGGCAGGCGCCGGACGCCAGTCACGCCGGCCGGGTCATTGAGTACGATCAGCATGGTCGGTGATAGGTGATGTCCGAATACAGTCGCCGCAGGATGGCGAGCCGCGTCACGCGCACACTTCCTCCATGCCCTTCGATGCCTTGGCTGTGCAACATGGAGCCTCCAGGGAGCACGATTCCGCAGTGACTTGGTGCGCCATCACGCCAGGCCATCCACCCGACCGCGCCATCCTCAGGCCCGCAGGCGATCCAGCCTGGCGTCTCTGCGAATCCGGATTCAATGTCCGTCTGAGGAACGTCCCCAAGCTCAAGTCCGAGCACCTCGCGGCAGTAGAGGACGATCAGGCCGTAGCAGTCAGCGCCATCCCACGACGACCCCCAGCGGACCCACGGAATGCCAACAGCGCGGTGGACGAACTCGGTCGCGGTCATGCGCTCTCCAGGCCCGTGAACACATCAGGCGTGTAGATCACACCGGCCTGCCGCCTCATTGGATTGGTGTCGGTCGCCGTGACCTGCACGGCGTCGGGCGTGAACTGCACGCCGGTCTGGTCCGATGCGTACAGCGGCCACACGATCTCAGGCGCGTTCGTGTCGCTGAGGTAAATCGAATAGGTGATCGAGATCGGGTCGATCTCGGCATACGCTTGAATCAGCTTGAGGCTTGCCTTGAACGCCTGGCCGACCACGTGCCTCGGGAAGCTCAGCGTCATGCGCACGTTCGTGTCGCCGCCCTGGTCCGGCGGCTTGATCTGCATCGGGGCTGGCGTGTGCTCGAACCCGCTCAGCACGACCGGAGCGAACTGGTTCGCGACCAGCCGGATTGGCTCTGCAATGGCCGGGTGTGAGATGACGATCGCGTGATACTCAGGCCGCGGCGACTTCGTGGACCAGAACTTGCGCTTGTCCATGTCACGCCGCCGGGACTTCTGCCGTCATCGCTTGGTCAAGATAGCCCGCGAATGACTCCCAGTCTCCGCCCAGGGTCACGATGATGTCCGCTGCGCCAGTGTAGGCATCGGGTATCGCCAGGGCGCGCGCCATGATCGTGGCCGTGTAGGTCCACACCTCACCAGTGTCTTGAGCCGGCAAAAGCGAGTCAGACAGGAATCGGCACGTGTGCGTGACAAGCCCAAACTCGGTGTCGATCGGGACAGTGAACTCATCGACGCCGCGCCGGATCGTGATGCGGAACCAAAGCTGGAACTGCATCGCCTGGGCGCGCGTGAACCTCCACGTCACGTCCCAGAATACGGGCGTGTCCGTGCCGATCTCCTGCGCGTAACCGTACCCGCGGCGCGGCTCGACCAGTCGGAACGCGGCCGGCTGCGTGCGCGACTTCGAGGCCTTTAGGAACGTAGGAAGATGCGATGGGTACGCAGCGGTCATGAGATCCTCGGCGCGACGTTGGACGCCGATCGGAGCGCAGACCACACTGGCCCACTGTTCTGGCGGATCTGGTCTGCGACCTGGGCGATTGCAATGGTCACGGTGCGCGACTGGTCATCGACAGACGCTGATGCAGTCGCGCCGGCCGCTCCGTTGTTCACGAGGATGGTCCACTTCACTGCCCCGCCTGCACCTCCGGCCGGCGTCACGCGACCATCGGCCGTGGGCATCATGTACTGGGCGCCATTCGCCGCCGTGAACATCTCAGGGCGCCCGCCCTCGTTCACACGGTACAGCGCGCCAGCAGATGCCGGTCCTCCGTACTGTCGACCGCCGCCGAACTGCACGCCCTTGATGGTTGCGATGATGCCCGCTGTCATGCTTGCGACTTGAGCCATGGCAGGGATGTTTGCCGGGAACGGCAACGAGGAGGCCGCCGCAATGCCCTGCTGAATCTTGATGATCGATTCGGCGATGGCAAACGCCTTGGACACGGCAAACAATGCCTTGTAGGTCCGGCTCTGCTCTCCGCCGAACGTCTTTGCCATGTCCGCCATGCTGCCAAAGAGGCCGCCATAGCCCTGGAGTAGGAGCATCTGCGCGGACATTTGATCTGCGCGGCGCTTGTCTTCGATCTCCTTGATCTTCTCCGCTGTGTCGGCCTCAAGCCGGACCTTGGCAGCAGCATAGAGCAGCGCGTTTTCCTGATCCTTCTGCGCGTACTCGGCCAGGAGCGCCGACTTCTGCTCGAGCTCGTAACGCAGCTTGCGAACAGGATCGTTTGCGTTCAGGATGTCCTGCGCCGCGTCCTGCATGCGCCGCTTCTCTTCGGCGGTTTTCTTCTCGTCCTGAAGGATGCGCTCGTTCGCATCGCGGACCAGATCCTCAATCCGCTTGTTCGCCTTGTCCTCGATCTCTTCGCGGCTGCGCGCCGCTGCCGCGACGATCAGTGTTCGCGCGGTGGCGTACTGCTCGGCGCTGATCTTGCCGGCCTTACGCAGCTCGTCGGCCTTGCGTAGTGCCTCTTCCTCGATGATCGTGACCTTCTCGCGCTCGTCGGCGGCCTTCTCGGCGAGGCCCGAGAGGTAGGCCAATTCGTCGAACTTGTCTTTCTTCTTGTCGCCACCGCTGGTCGGTTTTAGCTTGGTGACAGAGCCGCCGCGAGCCATACGATCAAGGCGGTCAGACCCGTCCGTTCCATTGGCCAGCGCTTCCATGCGCTGGCGCATGCCTTGTCCGGCGAGCGGGCGGTTTAAGGCCTTCGCGTCGGCTGCGTCAAGCTCTTCGCGGCGGCGCTTCGCGTCGGCTTTCATCTCTTCGCCGATTGCTCGAGCCTGGGCCAGATCGCCACGAGCAAGCGCAACGGCCTGAGCGCCAATCCCGCCAATCTCCGTTCCGATCCCGGTGACGACAAACGCGACGTTGCGGCCCATGACGGAAATCGTCTGCCAGACCGCATCAGCCGCGTCTGCGAGGTAGCTCAGAGCCAAACGCGTGCCGTTCGCCCACTCTTCGACGGTCTTGTTCCGTCCCAACTTGTCGGCCTCAGTCGTCACGCCGAGAAGTCGATCAGCCAGCATGCCGAATGAATCGCCAGCGCCCTTCGCGACTCCAGTCATGGCGGCGCTTGTGCCAAGCAGGGTGTCAATTGCCTCGTTCGCACGTTTGGCGCCGTCGCTGGCAGACTCCATAGCCGACGCAAAGGTCTGCGGAAGCTTCTGGAAATCCTGATCGATCTTCGCTGCCGCCTTCGACAAGGCATTCACCACGACATCTGCCGTGAGCTTGCCATCCTCGCCAAGTTTTTTCAGCGCGCCAATTGGAACACCGATGCCGTCTGCAAGCTGGCGCATCAGGTACGGAGCGTTTTCCAGAAGCGACCGCAGCTCGTCTCCTGACAGCTTTCCGGAGCCCAGCGCTTGGCCGAATTGCAGCATCGCAGACTTGGCCTCGACTGCGCTGGCGCCGCTGACCTTGATGGCTTTGCCAAGCAACTCGGTCATGTTCAGCGTGTCGCGCTGCGTGCCGCCCATCTGCAGGAGCGATTGATTCAGGCGCGTGAATACCTCGGCATTCGCCTGCACGCTGGTCTGCGTGCGGATGGAGATCGCATTGATCTCGCGCATCGCCTCGGCGCCACGCTCAGCGCTGCCCGCGGCAACGTCAATGCGCGCGGCCAGCATGCGCAGATCGTCGGCAAACTGGGCCACCTTCACGAGGGCCATCGCCGCAGCGTACAGCTTGACGGCCGACGTAATGGCGTTGAATGATCCGGCCGCGCGGCTGACGGCCGAATCGACCTCGCGCTGCCCGCGCACCATTTGCGCAGTGTTCAGCTCGACATCGTAGTGAATCGCGCCGACTTGTTCAGACACGGCTTACGCTCCGAAACTGCTGCATCGCTGCGTCGTATTCCTCGCGCGTAGGAACGTCGCGCTTTGGCTTGCCGGCATCAGGGAACTTCATCACGAGCATGCGCTGGAACTCGGTCATGCTCAGCGCCTCAGCGTCGGCGCGCGTCAGGCCGAAGTGCACCATGGCCGCGGCGATGTACTCGGATGCATCGAACTTGCTGCTGTACTGGCCTTGTTCGTCAGGACGCTGCGCCTCGGGCTTGGCCTTGCCGCAGATACCGTGCTGCATCAGGTGGCGCGCGATGATGACCCGCTCGGCTGGAGGCATCGGGCCATCGTGCCACCCGTCTTCGTCGCGCCAGCCGATCAACTGCGACGGATCGTCCTGCTCACACATGACGGCCAGGACAAACGCCGATAGCGCCTCGGCATTCGGGCCATGCAGACCGGCAAAGGTCTCGACAATCTCGGCCGGCGAGCCTAGCTCAGCCACGCGACCCAGAGACGGCGCGAAGGTGTACTCCGTACCGTCCGGGGTCTGCGCCCTCACATAGCCGCACTCGACCAGCACGAGCGATCACAGGTTGAAAATCTGGATCTTGCAGCCGCTCGCGCCGCTCAGCGTGACCACGCCTTGCGTGTAGTGGCTG